CCTCGTAGCTTTGGCTGTACCAGCCTGATAGAACGAAAGAGGGAGAGTCTCAAAAGGACTCTCTCCTTTTTAGAGGGCTTTATGTAGAGCTTTCCATAAAGGAGAAACCAATGAAATTTAAATGCAAACACACAGGACAGGTATACGAGTTCTTGGTAGAACACGACATCAAAGAGATGCTTAAACATTCTGAATATTCTGCTGTTACAGAAGCTGTAGAAGCCCCTGTAGAAGCCAAGCCCAAGAAACAAGCTAAGGAACAATAAATGACCATCTACCGTGGCGTAGGAGGAGGTGGAGATGCAACCTCTGATGTTGAGCTTAATGCCCTTATTACGTTGTCTACAACCGCTACAGATGCTGCTATAGCTGCTCAGGCTGCTCAAAGCGCAGCAACAACACAGGCAGGGAATGCCAGTGCCTCTGCTTCAGCCGCTGCTGCTTCTGCTTCTTGGGCTCAAGCATTGGCAGGAACAGCTCCCTCTCAAGCAGGGAATGCAGGGAAGTTTCTCACCACTAATGGTACGGACATTTCCTATTCGTTTGTGCCAACTACTAGCATCACAGGGCTAGCTACAGTAGCTACTACAGGTGCTTACAACGACTTAACAGGTAAGCCTACATTAGGCACAGCAGCAGCTACAGACAGCACAGCTTATCTTGCTACAGCCAGCCCAAGCTACACAGGAACACTGACAGGCGGCACAGGCGTTGTCAATTTAGGCTCTGGGCAGTTTTACAAAGACGCAAGCGGTAACGTGGGGATTGGTACTACAAGTCCTGCGGCTAAATTGCAAATTTCATCAAGCTCGGGTGGCGATACATCTGGTCTTAGGATTACTCGCACAGACGCAGGTGGTGGTGATTGGAGAATTTGGCCAACCGCTACTGCAAATGGCGAAGGTGGCGGCAAGTTAATTTTTGGTACTAGCTCAAACTATATGACTCTGGATGGGTCTGGGAATTTGGGTGTTGGGACGACTTCAATCCCTTCAGAATGCAAACTAGCTGTTTCAGGAACAGGTCTTGTTCTTCAAGATGCTTCTGGTGCTATTCAGCGTTTTAACAAAACTTTGGGTACTGACACTGGCTGGCTCTCAAACCGTTCGTATGGTTGGCATGATGGCAACGGGTTGGCACTTTCAACACAAACTGCTGACGCACTTAAGTTTGGCACAAATTCCGCCGAACGAGCCCGTATCGACTCCAGCGGTAACTTGCTGCTTAAAGCGACAGGGGCGGGAACTTCTGCTAGCGGTGTTTTAGGTATGGGGAACGCAACAGCTCCAACATCATCGCCTGCTGGCATGGGTCAACTATATGTCGAAAACGGCGCTTTAAAATTCCGAGGTTCGTCTGGAACTGTTACTACAATCGCTCCAGCATGAAGACCTGCACACACTGCAAACAAGAAAAGCCCTTTGAGGCTTTCTACGCAAGTTATCCCCGCAAAGCTGAATCAACAAAAATCTAACCGCTTCTAACTAAGGAAACCACCATGATTACTACTTGGAAAATCGCACAACTTGACCGCCAAACCTCTGATGGCTTGGTAACTACTGCCCATTACACAGTTAACGCTGTTGATGGTGACTATTCTGCTGGCTCTTATGGCACAGTGGGTTTTGAGCGTGGAGAATCTTTCACGGCTTATGACTCGCTGACCGAGGCTCAAGTGATTGCTTGGGTCAAAGAAAAGTTAGATGTTGCGGCTATTGAAGCCAACCTTACTGCACAGATTCAAGCAAAGAAGACCCCTGTTACAACAACAGGAACCCCTTGGTAATACATAAGGAACTTATATGAAAATGCCTATTCGTGGTCAACGCACCGCTACCAACAAGAAACGTAAGAAACCAGCTCCAATGCCTACGCCTAAGAAAGGCTACTAATGGCTCTCCCCTCATATTTAGACCTAGTAAATGAGGTGCTTATTCGTCTCCGTGAGCCAGAAGTGACCACGGTGAATGAGCACGTCTTGTCACGCCTTGTCGGGAAGTTTGTCAATGACGCTAAACGACAAGTGGAAGACAGCTATGATTGGAATGCTCTTACAACAACACTTACAGCCAACACCACGGCTGATGTGTTCAATTATGTCCTTGTAGGCACAGGTGCTCGGTTTAAAACTATTGAGGTGTATAACAATACCAATCGGTATCACCTGAGCAGTATGGACAGCGTTAGCATGACTCAGAGCTTCTTAGGAAGCGCAAACCCACAGAAGGGACAGCCATACTACTACAACTACAACGGCATTGACAGCAACGGCGACACACAAGTAGACATCTTCCCTATTCCTGATGGTGTCTACCAAATCTTTTTTAACATCTACCAACCACAAGATTCTTTAGTAGCAGACAGCAACACAATGAAGGTTCCTAAAGAGCCTGTTGTTTTGTTAGCCCTTGCTCGTGGCTTGGTTGAACGAGGTGAAGACGGAGGCTTGGCAAGCAGCGAGGCTTATTCCATGTACAAGAGCGCATTGTCAGACTACATTGCCATTGAGCAAAGCCGTTACCCTGAGCTTGATAGCTGGAGCTGGACATAGATGGCACAAAACATACAAACCTTCTCTGTAACAGCTCCCGGCTTCTTTGGTCTAAACACACAAGACAGCTCTTTAGACCTAGAGCAGGGATGGTCTCTGGTAGCTAATAACGCTGTCATTGACAAGTTTGGTCGTATAGGCGCACGTAAGGGCTGGCTTCCACAGAACACAGCTTCTGGGCCTCTAGGCTCTGCTGCTATACGCACCATTTCTGAACACGTAGATGATGCAGGTAATGTGTTTACATTGGTGTTTGGAAACAACAAGGTGTTTAAGCTAACAGGCGGTGCTCTAGTAGAACTCACTTATGGCGGCGGTGGAACAGCCCCAACAATAACAGGAGACAATTGGAGCGTGTCTAACATGGGGGGAGCTGCTTTTGCTTTCCAACGAGGACATGACCCCATTGTGTTTGATTCCCTTGTCTCAGCGTCCACCTACAAACGTGTTAGTGAACTTGCTGGATACAACGGCACAGTGCAACAAGCCAACTTCAGCATGAGTGCTTGGGGACGTATATGGAATGTAGACACAAACACCGAGAAAGGTCTCATTCAATATAGCGACATTCGCCACCCTGAACACTACAACACAGGAAGTGCAGGAACATTGAATGTTGATACGGTTTGGCCTAATGGTAACGACACCATCACAGCTCTAGCAGCTCATAACGACTTCTTGTTCATCTTTGGTACTCAGAACATATTGGTGTATTCGGGAGCTTCATCAATAGCTGACCCCTCTCCTACATTCCGTCTCTCAGACACAATTACAGGCATTGGCTGCATTGCTAGAGACAGTGTACAGAACACAGGCAGTGATGTCATCTTCTTGTCTAAGACAGGAGTACGTTCAGTGCTCCGAACAATACAAGAAAAGAGTGCTCCTCTGCGTGACCTAAGCAAGAATGTTCGTGATGACTTGATGCGTACCTTAGATGGTACAGACCTAAGCCTCGTAAAGAGCGTGTACAACCCGTTAGAAGCCTTCTACCTGTTGACAGTGCCTATCACCAATCAGGTCTATTGCTTCGACACCAAACAGCCCTTGCAGGACGGAAGTGCTCGTATCACCACATGGGACAGCATTACACCAACCTGCTTCTGCTCCTTACGTGATGGTAGTCTTCTAATTGGTAAGGCTGGCTTTGTCGGGAAGTATACAGGCTATTTCGACAACACAACTAAGTACAGGTTTCAATACTTCACCAACCATGCTGACTTAGGACAACCAAGCATAACAACAGTGCTGAAGAAACTAAGCGTTGTTGTCATTGGCGGTAGTGGTCAATATGTCACTATCAAATGGGGCTACGACTTCAGCAGTAATTATCAGGCTCAAAACGTACAGATTCCTGCTCAAGGAGAGAGCTTCTACGGGGTGTCTGAATATGGCATAGCTCAATACTCAGATGGTGTTGCTCTACAAACTTTAGTGGCTTACCCCACAAGCAGCGGCAAGATTGTTCAGACAGGGTATGAGAGCGACATTCAGGGCTTCCCTTTGAGCATACAGAAATTAGAGATACAGGCCAAGAACGGCAAAATTGTTTAAGGAAACAAATGACAAATTATGTAAAAAGTACAGCCTTTACCTCTAAGGACACGCTCCCTAGTGGTAATGCTCTTAAAATTGTAAAAGGGGCAGAGCTTGACACTGAGTTTAATAACTTAGCTGTTTCTGTAGCTACAAAAGCAGACTTGTTGTCTCCTGTTTTTACAGGAACACCAACAGCTCCTACAGCGGTTGTAGGCACAAGCACTACACAACTAGCCACCACAGCCTTTGTTGTTGCTAACACCTCTCCAACAGGCACTATCCATATGTGGCCTACAGCAACAGCCCCCACAGGCTTCTTGTTGTGTAACGGAGCTACAGCCAACCGTAGCACCTATGCAGCTTTGTTTGCTGTAATTGGTACGATGTATGGGGCTGGTGACGGAAGCACCACCTTCAACCTGCCTAACTTCAACAACCGAAGCCCTATTGGTGCTGGTGGTTTATACACAGCAGGTCAGACAGTAGGTTCTAAAGATGCTGTAGTAGTTTCCCATAATCACACGGCAACATCTACCGTTACTGACCCCGGACACGCACATACAGTGTTTGGTGCTAATAACGGCACATCGGATGGTGGGAATCCTCAAGCATGGTACGCCTATACCAATAGTTCCACATCAGTAGCAACAACCGGAGTCACTGTAGCAACAACAAATGCTTCTACAGGTGTGTCAGGTACAGATGCAAACCTCCAGCCTTCTCTCGGCATCTTCTTCATTATTAAAACTTAATATGCTACACAACTTCTCTGATGGCTTATATGCCAAGGAATTGCTCCTCCCGAAGGGAACATTTGCTGTTCAACATAAACACACATATGACCACTTGAGCATATTAGCTAAAGGGAAGGTACAGGTGCTATTTGAAGGAGAACGCTCAAAGGTGTTTGAAGCTCCTGCTTGTATTAACATTGTTAAAGACCTAAACCATTCAATCATGGCTTTAGAAGATAGTGTCTGGTATTGCGTACACGCTACAGACGAAACAGACGTAGAACACATAGACGAAGTTTTAATTAAGGAAGGGGTATAATATGCCTTTATGGACAGCAGGAGCCGCCATCCTCGGTGGAGCAATGCAGAGCAACAGCAACAAGCAAGCAGCAGAAGCTCAATCAAGAGCACAGATAGAAGCTGCTCGTATAGCAGCAGACGCTCAACGGTTTCGACCTGTAGGGGTTACTACAGCCTTTGGTAAGAGCAACTTCGGTACAGATGCTCAAGGGAATTTAACCTCAGCAGGTTACACCCTCAGCCCAGAAATGGCAGCACAGCGAGATGCTTTCTTAGCACAAGCTGGTGGGTCGGGGATGGGCATGATTCAGCAGGGACAACAGGCTGGTCAAGGGTTGTTCAACCTCGGACAGGGCTATTTAGCCACATCGCCTGAGCAAGCAGCTCAAAGCTGGATGCAGAAGCAACAACAGCTCCTAGCCCCTAGTAACGACATGGCTTATGCTCGTATGCAACAAAACCTACAGAACACAGGCAGGGGCGGGTTGTCTGTGGCTCAGGGAGGCTCTTTAGGAGCAGCAAACCCAGAAGCACAGGCCTATTACAACGCCTTAGCACAACAGAATGCGGGTCTTGCAACACAGGCACAGGCAGAAGGCAGAGCACAAACCTCCTTCGGACAAGGGCTGTTAGGAAGCGGCATTGACCTCACCTCTAAAGCCTATGACCCCTATAAAACAGCGTTTGGATTAGGCCAGAGCCTAGAGACAGCGGGTCAAAGCTCCTTGAACATGGGAGCAGAGCTTGGTGGTCGTTCTGCTACAGCAGGAGCTAATGTTGGACAGACACTATATGGTGGAGGCATGGCAGCAGCGCAGACAATGGGAACAGCCAATAAGCAAAACCCTTGGGCAGATGCCATTGGCGGTGCTTTAGGTAACTCTCAGTTTACATCAGGTGTTGCTAATATGTTCAATAGACCCACAGGTACTTTCAAAGCTGACCCCGGTGCTTATGCAATGGGCACAAACTATTGGGACTAAGGAATAAATATGACTGAAATTGTAAAAGGACTATTTGGCTTCTCTCCTCAAGAGCTTGCTATGCAACGTGACCAAGAGCTGACAACAAAGGCTAATGCCTTTGCTCAATTGTCTCCTGAACAACGAGCCACACAAATGCTCTACAAGGGTGGAAACCAGCTTGCAGGAGCTGTTGGTGGTATGCTAGGAGCACAAGACCCACAGATGAAGAAAAGCAGCGACCTACAAGGAATTCTCCAAGGCGGCGACCTAAACTCGGTTGAAGGCTTAAAAGCAATGGGTGACAAAGCAGCAGCTTTGGGCTATGGCACAGAAGCGCAGCAGATGTATGCCAAGGCTAATGAGGTGGCTCAGTCTCAGGCAACTACCCGTAAAGCAACAGCAGAAGCAAGGAAAGTAGAGCTGTCTTCTCAACAAGAAGAACAACTACGTACAGAGCTTTCTGCCCTTCCTCCTAACGCCACAGAACAAGACGTAATGGCTGTTATGGTGAAGTATGGCAGCCCTGATAGGGTGTTTGCAGCCTTGCAAACATCACAGGCTCGTAAGGCGAAGGCAGATGCTGATATTGCAGCAGCTCAAATAAAAGCAGATGCTGATATTGCAGCAGCAGCCCAACGAGGTGCGG